GTTTTATGAAAGAGGAACAATACCCTGCATTTGATAAAGCAATGAGGTCAATTTTTTCACGGACCGATGAATTTAAAACTTTATTTGGTCCCATAGTCAAGGCAATTGAAAATGAGGTTTATGCCAATAAGCATTTCATCAAACATATCCCTGTAGATAAGAGAATTGAATATATTAAAAATTTGTTTCCAGGCAGCGGAAATATTTATGAGACTGATTATACAGCGTTTGAATCGTCTTTCACTGCCGAAATAATGGAAATTTTTGATTTAACATTCTTCAGATACATGACTCAATCAATTCAAAACAAAGCTACCCAATTGGCTGAATTTTTGAAATTGGAAAACAAGTTAATTTTTAAAGAATACCAATATTCCATCAAAGCAATGAGGATGTCAGGAGAAATGACAACTAGCTTGTTCAACGGAATCACAAACTGGATCATGGTTAATTTTTTGGAATTTTTAAGTTCGAAAGGAGTTACCTCTGAAAATTTCGATACATTTGATTTTGATCCGACCACGTTGAACGTTGATGCAAACTGCGTTATTGAAGGTGATGATGCATTAATTCAGACTCGTTTTAATTATGATGTCGGGATTTACAAGCTTTGTGGATTTGATGTGAAGATGGATAGAAGACACGATATTGCAACTTCGCAATTTTGTGGGATACTTGGCGATGACATGACTGCTGTGACCATCACTGATCCAATTAAACAGTTGGTTAATCTTGGATGGGTTTCATCACAGTATGTAAGAGCTAAGAGAACTACGATTACTGCATTGCTTCGTGCGAAAGCTTTCTCACTTGCTCATCAATACCCCGGTTGTCCAATCCTATATAAGGCTGCTCTTTGCGTATTGAGGAATACAAAAAAACAACACAAACACATGATTGATCTTGTCAATCGAACTGGTTATTTTGGTGACTCATATAAATACTCACAATTTAAACTCTATGAAAACGTAAATGTTCCAGATGTTGAGATCAATGATAGGGACAGGCAATTAATGTATGATGAATTTGGAATCACTATCGAACATCAATTAATGATTGAAACTTTTTTTGATGAACAGACTGCGATTAATCCTATACCATACCATTTGTTATCTGATTACATACCTTTCGATTCAAAATACTTCTCCGAACATTATGTGTTCTTAAGCGATCTAAAGAGATCTGCAGAGTTCTTTTCGATGACCCAACATGATAAGAGAGATCATCTTCCTGCTGTCTTCGCAGGACCCGAAAAATACATTCATTAAAACTCCTAATGTGTAATTACTATATTACACATTCCCTGAAGTGTAATTTTA